TAGGTGTTATGATGATTTGCCTGATGGAGCTAGTGGCAATCGTAAGCTTGCTATTGGTTGCTTGTATTGTTCACATAAGCGTACTTGTTGGAGTGATGCTAATAAAGGTAAAGGATTACGTGTGTTTCAGTATGCAAAAGGTCATAGGTTTCTTACGAATGTTGCTAAAGAACCTAACGTAGAGGAGGTTTTAGAATGGTAAGTCATTGGGTTAGGTATGGTACTGAAGAACCTTTCGTACCTAACCTAGATAAGTTTGGGTTTGTTTATATTATAACAAATACTAAAACTACTAAAGCATATGTAGGTTGTAAACAATATTTTTCTATGGGTAAGAAAAAAAGAAAACATAAGTGGGAAATATATACAGGTTCTTCTAAATATTTAAATGAAGATATAGAAAAGATAGGTAAAGAACATTTTACTTTTGAAGTTATAGCAGAGTATAAAAACAAAAGAAGTCTACGATACTATGAAGCATATTATCAAATGAAATGGAATGTTCTTACTGCTACTATAGAAGGTACAGATAAACCTGCGTTTTATAATTCATATGTAGGTGGTAAATTTTATAGACCTATTGAGAGTTATAAACCTTTTACAGAAGAACATAAAAGAAAGATAAGTGAAGCTCAATTAGGAGTACCAAACCCTTGGATGCAAGGAGAAAAAAATCATAAGTATCAAGGTAAAGCAGAATTTTATCTTGATGGTAAACTAATGGTTGTTGATTGTTTAGGTGCATGGTGTAATGAAAATGGTTATAATAGAGGATATGTAAATTCAATAGCACATACAAATATGTATGGATTTCATAAGAATAAATCTGTTAAAGGTGGTAAGAGAAGGGCAATCTCTTGTAAAGGACCTTTAGGAACTATAACAAAAGTAAAATGGTTAGGAAAGGAGGTAAAAGATGTCACTAAAGAAAGCAATGTATGATACTGCATTGGCTGAATTTGAATCTAAAAGAGACAAAGCATTAGCTACTGCTCGTATATACATGGAGAATCCTGTGGGTATAGGCGAACATCCACAAGTGATTGATGAATTTATTAAACAGATTGAGTTAGCTGCAAGTGCTGATGAAGCTGCACATATGTTAATAGATACATTTAGAGATGAGATAACAGTAGAAGACTAGACTATGGACAAAGACTATCTTGGAATCTTAACAGAGATAGATAAGTATGAAGAGAGTAGTCCTGAAAGATTACTATTTTTATCTATTATATTCCAAGCATTATTAGATGCTACAAAAGAAAAGACAAGAGTAGAATCATCACGTACAAGTGTTGAAAGAGCTAATGCTCGTGCTTGGTTCTTCTGTAGTGTAGGTGTAACATGTGAGAACTTTGAGTATGTCTGTGAGAATGCAGGTATGGATGCAGAATATACAAGAGGTTTCGCACTTAAAGTAATTAATTCAAAGGAGATAAAATATGTCAGACAAAGAATCAGAAGAGTCTTGGATAAATCCTGAAGACAGAGGATGGAAGTATGAAAGTTATAGAGATTATATGAAAAGAAAAGATAGAGAAACAAAAACAAGATCTATAGAAGGAACATATTCATATGAGTATGATAATGCTACAGACAGACAAGTAGGTGGAAGTCATTACAAAGACTGTGCTATACAACCTATAGAATATATTGTTAAAAATAAGCTTGACTTCTTGGAAGGTAATGTGGTAAAATACATAACTCGTCACAGAACAAAAGGCGAAGGTAAAAAAGATATAGAAAAAGTTATACATTACGCAGAGTTGATATTAGAATTGCATTATGGAAAGGAGAAATAGATGGCATCATTACTAGGAAATAATTATTTACCTACTGAATATCAATCATTTATACATATGTCT